TTCGATGTTAACTGAGCAAGGTGCTTATCAGGCAGCAGCGGCAGGATTTACCGCTATGGGAAACTATGCTGCCTCAGCAACAGCTCTTAAAAAATCTGTAGTTGCTGGTGTTCTAGGTAAAAAGAGAATACTTAAGAACAACATAGGCGCTGGTATATCTATAGCTAAGATTGCCGCTACTACACTACAATCCAGAGGCGCTGGTGGCGGTGGAGCTGGAGGCGGTGGTGAAGCTGGAGGAGGCGCTCCATCAAGAGAATTTGACTTTAACCTAGTAGGTTCTACAGGTGTTAATCAATTAGCTCAAGGTGTAGGTGCTCAGTTTAGCCAACAACCAATACAGGCGTACGTTGTATCAAGTCAAATGACATCACAGCAGCAACTAGACCACACTATACAGACACAAGCTTCTATAGGAAATTAGAAATAAAAACAAAGTTAATTGTTATAATATTATGGAAAACTTAGACATATTTGAATTATTCATAGACGAGGAAAATGAATGGGGTGGTATAGAAGCCATTTCCATTGTTGAGAATCCAGCTATAGAGGAAGACTTTATAGCGCTTAAATCACAAGAAGTAAAGCTAGCCGAAGTAAATGCAGAGAAACGTATTCTTATGGGTGCTGCATTGATTCCTAACAAGAAGATATACAGAAGAAACGGAGAGCAAGAATATTACATTCACTTCTCTGAAGAAACTGTAAGAAAAGCTTCACAGCTTTTTCTATCAAGGGGTAAGCAAAACAACTCAACCTTAGAACACGAAGTAGAGCTAGGTGGCTTATCTGTTGTAGAGTCTTGGATAATAGAAGACGAAGTACAAGACAAGTCTCGTAAATACAATCTTAATATGCCTGTAGGAACTTGGATGGTATCGGTCAAAGTAAATAACGATGAGATATGGGAAGAGTTTATTAAGACTGAAAAGGTAAAAGGCTTTAGTATTGAGGGGTTCTTTAGTGACAAGAAATCTGATAGACCACAAGAAAGTATAGAGGAAGAGTTGTCAGCAGAAGACCTAGCTAAGATATACGAGATACAAGAGATTTTAAGCGCTTCTAACGAGGTTGAACTAGAAACCTATAGCGATTATCCAAAGGCTGCTAGAAACAACGCTAAAAGAGCCTTAAAATGGAAAAAAGAGAATGGTAGTTCTTGCGGAACAAGTGTGGGCTGGACAAGAGCCTCGCAACTAGCTAGAGGCGCTAGTTTGAGCCGCTCTACGATTGCAAGAATGGCATCGTTTAAGAGACACCAACAACACAAAGACGTACCTTATTCTGAGGGATGTGGTGGTCTTATGTGGGATGCTTGGGGAGGTTCTGCTGGAGTCAACTGGGCTATTAGTAAACTTAAACAAATAGACAAGTAATATGGGTCAGGTATTTAACACTTCTTACAAGGTAAAGACAGATAATATGACCGATGGTCAGTTATCTAATTCTAATATAGAGAATGGTTCTTTAGTTAGGACTGATAGTGGTCTTTATATGGGGCACTCTGGAGAGAATGTAAGAGTGTATCCGCAAAGTGCTGGTTCTTTAGGATTAGGGTGGATGCGTGTTGATGATACTCATTACGATTCTGATAATAAACTCAACCTAGTAGACCAAGTACAAGTTGTATTGCCTAACAATGCTGGTAATATAGTGAATAGCGATGGTGCTAATTATTACGATTCAAACACTCAGAAGTTAATTTCTACAAATGAGAATGATGTTTTCATAACAACTGTTGTGTTTAAGGCTAGTGCAGCTAATGCAAATCAGACTCACTTAGATATAGTTCTTGTTGGTTCTGGTGAAATAGGAAGAGTACACATGGTTCAACAATTCTACAAAGGAAACGATGTCGAGCAAGGTGTTCATCAAGTTATGCAATACTATACAGACTCAGATTTTGTTTCTAATGGAGTTCAAATAAAAATACAATCTCATGGCGGCAATGCTAAGATATGGGATATAATCTATTTTATACAAAAAACTCAATCAGCATAATATGAGAGCTAAATACTGTAAATGTAAAAATACATACTGCATAAGCTGTTGCAAAGATTGCAATGCGGCTGACTACTGGAAACAAGGCATAGGAGTTATTACTGGTATACCAGATTCTGATGACGACGATGACTAGATAAAAATGAAATAAACTTTAATTTAATTGTTATACTAATATAAAAAACCTTTAATTTATGAAAGCTACAGAAATTTTAGAAAAGCTACAAAATGTTTTTCTTTCTACTGAAGCGGAAGTTTCTGAGACTCCTATCGAAGAAGTCAAAGAGGAATTGTCTTCTGAAGAAGTAGTAGAGAACGTTGAGTTAGAAGCTCAAGAAGAAGTTAGCGATGAAGTAGTAGAAGAAACTACTGAATTAGCTGAAGAAGAAGAAGTCGTAGAGGAAGAAGTGGTAGAAGAAGAAGCTGCTGCTCCAGAATACGCAACTAAAGAAGACTTATCCAAGATGAAACAAGAGTTTATGGATGTTATTGAGAGTCTTGTAAAAAAAGAAGAAGAATACCAAAAAGAAGTACCAGCAGAATTGAGTTCTGATGTTGATTTATCAGAAGAGGCTGAAGAAATCTCTCATTCTCCTGAGTCTGGCGTAGAAAGTAAAGCTAGATTTGTTATTGGCGGAAACAGACCAATGACTACTAAAGACAGAGTATTCAACAAAATGTTTAATAATTAATTATTTTAATAAAAATGGCAACAAACACAACTATTACTACAACTTATGCTGGTGAGAAATTGCAAGGCTTTATCTCTGCTGCATTATTATCTGCTAACACTATTGAAAACGGTGGTGTAAGCGTTAAACCAAATGTTAAATTTAAAGCTGTTATCAAATCACTTGCTACAGGTACTTTGATTGCTGATGACACTTGTGACTTTACTGACAGTTCTTCTGTAACTCTTGATGAAAGAATCCTTGAGCCAGAAACTTTCCAAGTTAACTTACAGCTTTGTAAAGATGATTTTCGTTCTGATTGGGACGCTATCTCTATGGGGTATTCTGCATTCGATAGCTTACCTCCATCTTTCGCTGATTACCTAGTAGCTCACGTTGCTGCTAAAGTAGCTGAAGAAATGGAAAGCACTATCTGGGGTGGAACTGACGCTACTGCTGGACAGTTTGATGGTTTCACAACTTTATTTGCTAATGATAACGATGTTATCGATGTAACTGGAACTGCTATTACTGCTGGAAACGTAATCGAAGAGATGGGTAAAGTAGTAGACGCTATTCCTTCTGCTATCTACGGTAAAGAAGACCTTAAATTGTACGTTTCTAAAAACGTAATGAAAGCATACGTTCGTGCATTAGGCGGATTTAGTGTTGCTGCAACATCAAACGCTGGTACTGACAACAAAGGTACTCAATGGTATGACAACGGAGCTTTATCTTTCGATGGAATCTCTATCTTTATGGCTAACGGTCTTGCAGACAACAAAATGGTAGCTGCACAGACTTCTAACTTATACTTCGGTACAGGTGTATTATCTGACTTGAACCAAGTAAAAGTTTTAGATATGGCTGACCTTGATGGTTCTCAAAACGTAAGAGTAATCGCTCGTTTTACTGCTGGTATCCAGTACGGATTTGGTGGAGAGATTGTTTATTACACAGCTTAATAAACTGTTCATTTAATACAAAGGGGGTGGGTGTCTATCCCATCCCTTTTTTTGTTTAACTAAAAAAATATAAAATTATGCCTTGTGATATATCAACTGGAAGAACGGAAGCGTGTAAAGAAAGTGTTGGTGGATTAAGAAACATCTACATTGGTAACTTCGTTTCTGGACTTTACGCTGACGTGCTTGCTAACTTAGATTCTGACGAGCAAGTTACAGCTTTAACAACTGACCTTGTTGTTTACAAGTTTGAACTAAGAGGAGATAACAATACTTTTGAGGAAACTAACGAGAACTCAAGAGACAATGGAACTTCTTTCTGGACTCAAACTGGAACAATAGCTCTTAAAAAACAAGATGCTGCTACTCAAAAAGCTCTTAAATTACTTTCTTATGGAAGACCACACATCTTAATTGAGGACTATAACGGTAACTTCCGTTTAGCTGGTGCTCAAAATGGTGTTGAGGTTTCTGTAGGTACTGCTACTGGTGGTGCTATGGGAGACTTAAACGGTTACAACATTACATTTGAAGGAAAAGAGAAAGAACCAGCTTACTTTGTAGAC